AAGCCTTGATCTGACGCTGCCGTTCCTGCTCAATCCACTCAGACGTGCTCAGGGTTTTAGTTGAGCGTGGGTCAGTCGTGTCATAAGACGGTGTACCAGAGGTACGGGCAGTTACAGGTGCAATAGGCGCTGGGGCGCTAGAGGTTTTCTTTGTGACCGGTTCAGCTACCAATTTGGCTTCGATCCGACCGATTTCTTTGGCTTGCAGGAAAGGCGACAATTTGGAAATGCGGTCTGCTTCCTTGGGGTTTGATCCGAGGTAGTAAGCTACATCAGGACCAACATCCGAAGCCTGAATTGTCTCGGCCATCACATTTGTGATTCGCAGCTGCGGGTTATATGCGACTTGTTCAAAGTCATCATATTTATTCCGAGCTTCTTCTTCACGCTCGTGATACGCCTCAATCATTTCTGATTGTTGACGTTCAGCTTCCCGTCTGGCGATCAGGTCTTGAGCTTTACGTTCAGCCAGTGCTTCCGCATAGGCTTCTGGGGACTCAAACTGATCAACAGGCGGCAGGTCAACAGGAGCTTTGATCGCTTGCGTTTCCGCTTGACGACGTTGTTGCTCACGTTCCCACTTGCGTTGCTCTCGTGCAAGTCGCTTGCCGATTGCAGCGTCCAGTTCTTCCTGTGTGAATGTTTTCGCAGCAGGTTGTTCTTCTGGTTGCTGTTTATCAGCAGTTACTTCCGGCGAAGAAACTTCGGGTTCAGGTGCAGCCGTTACATCCTGTTCCGGCACGGGGATTTCACCCGCTAGTTCATTTTCACTCATTTTTGATTCCTGAGAATCCCTGGTGTGCTGCACCAGTACAGTTAAAGACTATGTTACACATTTGATTGCAAGTGTCAAGCACCGGCAGTTCTGGCTTGCCATGCAAAAGTAGCAGTTACAGAACCAGATGTGTTTATTTTGAATGTTGTAGATGTAATAGTGTCAACCCATAATGAATTTGCGCCAATACTTGATGTCGGTGTAACCGAAATATCGGCAGACGTTGGCGTTATAGATAGACCATGGGTTACAGTTACTGACGTTCCACTAGTAATGGTTGCCGTACCAGAGTTTGACGTTTTGTAGCCAGAGTTACCGTAAATATATTTTGTTGTGCCAGTACCGCCATCAGTTAATCCAGCGGTTACGTTTCCGGTAAGGTCAGCACCAATGATTACGTAATTGTTGATTGACCCAGAAGAAATACCAATTCCATTTTTTTGATTATTATATCCAGGCCAGCCGCCAGTATTTCCATAAACCCCACCAATAATGGAAACATCTGTTACTCCAACACCGTCAATACTCATTCCGTCATAGCTATTACTAGAAACCATTGAATTCGCAACAGCTTGACAATTGCTGAAACTATAATTGACCCCGGCTTGAACGTAAATACCACGATATTGATTATTAAATGCTCTAAAATTTGTTACAGCAACGGAGTTACAATTTCCAAAATGAAGGCCATTATTTCCATTTGTGGCACCCCAACAATTTGACATATTTATTTGTCTAACATCGCCACCGTTTGTAAAAAACGCCCATCCATCAGTAGTGCAAGTATCACAAAGAACGGAGTCAAAAAATAGATTTGCCACAGTTTTGCCTGTAGATGGATAAGTGCTGATTCCGGTATTACAAGAAATAACATCTACATTTTCAACATAAATACCACTACCGCTAATCATAGATATACCTGAAGCGGTGCATGAACCAATAAGACCCGTCGATATAAACACATCTTGCGGAGTATCATCAATATAAATGCCAGTTGCACAATTACTAATTATAAAGTTTTCAATTGTGTAGATAAATTGATCTGCGCCACCTAAAAGGCTAATCCCTCTCCTAACACCATATCCGATAATTACATCAGATACTGTTAGATTATAACCATTGCTAAAATAAACTGCGCTTCCTGTTGTTTGAGTTACTGTAGGAATAATACTAACTGAGCAAATTTTGCATTGTTTTGCATTTGTAAATGTAAAATAATTATTGTCTGTAATAGTAGGGGCAAACCTAGTCGAATTTACATTTTCACCTTGAATTGTTACATTCTCAAAACCAGTTAAATCAATAGTGCTGGTGATTTTATAAGTGCCTGTCGGAAAATAAACTACGCCACCGCCAGCGGCATCGCACGCAGTCAACGCGGATTGAATGGCAGTTGTATCATCTGTAGAACCATCACCAGTCACGCCGTAATCCAATACGTTAATTGGCGCACCGTTAATCATCGCATAAGATACTTTAGTAAGTCCCATGATTTCTTCCTTATCAGGCTGCTGATTTGTAAAACTCGAGGTTTGAGATAAATCTGTCGTTGGCTGGCTCAATGGTACAGGCTTTTTCACCATGTTCCTTAGCCACATCATAATGCTTGAGATGATACGCTGCAATTGCAAGTAAATCATGTGGTAATGCCCCCCATACTTCAGGATTCATCGTGTAAACAAGGTTTTTGTCTTTGATTTCAAGTGACCGTTTGACCGCATCGTAACATCCTTGCCAATCGCGTTTACTGTAGCACGATTGAGCTAATTCTACCCAAGGCTCACGAGTATCTGGCGCTTCTTGGCAAGCTTTGCGATACCAACCGCGACCATCTTGATTAAGAGCATCATAGGCTTTACCAAGCAACCGCATCGCATAACAACGCTCGTTTTGCCATGTGGCTTCTGGCATTTCCAGATACTTATTCAGCGCATGAACGGCTTCCAGCCACTTACCGTAGAAGGTTAGTTCACGGGCGTAATAGAAAGCATTGCGTGGGCAGCGAGGGTCCTCATCAACTGCAAGCTGCAACAGATCAAGATACTGACCCCGTGACTTGGTTGGGTCTGGGTGATGACTTACCAGCAGTTTGTCCGTCCCAGCCCAAACTTCCCTAGTTCTTTTATCTGGGACAGGATATTCATGGCACGGGTGGTGCCAATGGTATCCAAAACGATGATGGATTTTTTCATAATAGAAACTGATACCGCATCCCCAGTTGAACTTGTACCGGAGGCGGGTTGTTTCTGGTTTCCAGACCGCTTCGATTTCATCACGCCATCCTTCTTCAAGAATCTCATCAAGGTCAAGACTAACGCAAACGTCAACATCAGCAGGAATCAAAGCCAAAGCAGCATCACGGGCTTTGTCAAAACGCCAAGGTTTAATTGCGATTGAATGAACAATTGCACCGCAATCTTTGGCTTTTTGAACCGTGTTGTCAGTTGATCCAGTATCAGCAATTACGATGTAATCAGCCAGTTTTGCAGACTCGCAAAACCGTTCAACAAACTGTTCTTCGTTCTTGCTGATAGCGTAAACCGCAATTTTCATTTATGCACCTAGTACCGTGTCTTGACCTAATGTTGCTTCATTGGGAATTATTTGAATTACTTCATCAACAGGTAGGTCAACTACCTGTACGGTATAGACTGTATCACCTTCGATATACGGTGTACACGGTTCCAACTTTTGTGTGGCTGCGTCATACGGTTTCCATACTGTGACCGTCATGCAGCTATTTTCCGACAAAAACTCAGCGTTTACACCACTATCAGGAAAAGATGTTTGCGGAAACATGGATTGATAATCCGCAACATCCACAACAACGCCGTCTTGTACTTTAGCGATCAGCATAAATGCTCCTTAATAAACCGGAAGTGCCGCCGTAGGAGGCGTAAAATTAGCGGTGTAACGGGCAAGTCCTTTGGTGATGCGAAGGTCGTCTATGTAGCCGTTTAACGGTAAAGTCCCATCATTAAGAGCACCAACAAAAGTTGGATTGGCATCAGTGAACGTAAACGTAACTGTATTTGTCTGAGTTGTGCCTTGTTGGACTCCATCAACAAAGAAGTAAAAGTTATTCCCAGAACGACATACAGCTATGTAATACCATTGACCTATTGTAGGAACCCAAGTATTTGACATCTGAATCGTTTGACCTGAACCAACGATTCTCCATTTATCCACAGTTGAATTATAAAAGAAACTCCAATCCCCTGTTCCTGAATTGTTAATTCTTGCTATTACGGTTGAGTCTTGATTAACATTAAAGTTAATCCATCCTTCAATAGTAAAATCACCAGAACCAAAGTACACATTCGGACTTGCTGGCATTGTCAGCCAATCACCCGTACCATCAAAGTACAAACTACCCGTACCATACTTCTTCACGCTGGTGCTGACCTGTGCATTACCAACCGTTTCTAGGTCGTTCTGCATGGCAGCGTCAGGGATGCCAGCGTTGGTGAAGTTGAGGAGGAGAGAGGTGTTGGTGATTGCTGTTAGTGGGGATGTGGGTGGGGTAAACGCGGCTGTATAGACTGCTGTGCCCTTAACAATACGAAAATTGCTTATGTATCCATTTAGCGGTGTATCGCCTCTATCTGCGGCAATAGAAAGTGTTGCGCCTGAGTTTGCATTAGATGTTGCATAAACAGTTCCAGTAGTCCCAATACCATTAACGTACACAGTTGCAGAATTTCCAGTTCTTGTAACTGCAACGTGGTTCCACGAGTTAGCAATCACTGCATTTGTACTAATAACAGCGAGTTGACTGTTACCGCTAAAATTATCAAAACGAGCGTAAGCTCCATTTAGTGCAAATGAGTAATCATATTGCGAATTACTTGCTGTCCCAGTGTTATAAGCGCATATTCTTTGAAAATTTGCAGTTGATGAAACATAGACAAACGCTTCAATCGTAAAGTCAGCGGTTGAAAGATTTAACGCTGTACTGTTTGGCGCACTTAACCAATCCCCAGTACCATCAAAGTACCCACTACCACCAATCGTGCTAGTGCTGTATGGCGCTGTAGGATTAAACGGGCTGAAGCGAGTTACCTTGACATCGC